CTCACGTTAATCCACTCGTCTTCTTCAAACATCACAGGTGGGTTTTCTTGCCCGTCTGCGCGTTTGGCACGAGTGATGCTGTCATCGTATTCATTCCACAAATCGGCCTTCTTCGAGTTGCTCTGTGTCAGTGCTTCGCACAATTCAAAAGCAAGGCGTGTGGCAGCCGTGTCAACAAACAGAGAGTCGAACTCGTTCGGGTCGGTGACTTTACGGGTGTAACGAATGTAGAGAGCGTTGTCATTGGCCATGATATGGCCAGATTCGACTTGGTACTCAGCTGTCGACATGTCGCGGACTTCCAAGAGTCGCAAACTGTCAGCAGGTAGTGGGAATTTGTAAGTGAAGCCCCATGCTGGAGATTCAGTGCTTGGTGCTAGAACAGCACGCTTGACGGCAAAGTTCCAAGGATGATCGCGCAGCACTTGGTCACGAATGATGTGCCAGTTGCGCAGGCAAAGGTTTGCCGCCTTGGTTCCGTCTTCCAAACTGGTGATAGGTCCATGTCCCAGCTTGTCGAGGGATTTGTTACAAATGTCAACGACTGATGGCATAGAGTCACCTGAAAAAAGGAGAACAAGGGGCCGAAGCCCCTTGTCCAGTTTTCCCTAATTAGGGAGCAGAGAAGAACAAGTCAACGCACATAGTACCGCTGCTTGGGAGAGCAGCAACACCGACTGTAGCGATGATTGTTTCTTGTGCTGTGTAAGCACTGTCGTCTTGCGCAGCAACGTCACCAAACAATGTTGGTGCAGCAGCAGTGAACACAGCAGCTGCGCGGTATTTACCGGCGGTTGTTGCGTTACCGATGGCCAAGGTTGCCGAAGCGCCCAAAGTTGCCGAAGCGTTGATAACACCATATGCGAACGCATAGCCAGCAGGCACTTTGGTCAACACGATTGTGTCGCCAGAGGCTTGAGAGGCCAAGGTCACAGTGGCGCGGAAGCGGCGCAGACGGCCACCAACGACACCACCATTTGCCATGGTGACGGGAGTTGCAGATTGACCGGAAATCTCGGTTGCGTAAGTTTGAGCCATGATTATTTCTCCTATTACTCAGCGCACAAGATTTCAACGACCTTCTTCTCTTCGGTACGAGTGGCACCAAAGGTACCCTTGACGTACACCTGAGTCGAATACGACTTGTCAGCGCGTTGGTCGATCTTGGAATTGATGTCGTTCCACATACCGAGGTGGATGCCGGACTTAGCCCAAGCAACAACACGGCGGTGGCTCGAACCGTTCACACCCAACAATTCAGTGTGGATGAACTTGAAGCCCATGAATGTGTCAACTTGACCTTGCACCAATGCTTTCACGGTGTTGTAGTCAGAAGAAGTCACTTCAGTGGTGCCCAACAAGTCGTCCAACTGCTTTGCAGTCACGGCGATATACAACGGGTCCATTTCCATGTCCACTTCGTTCGACAAGAGGATCTTCTTGGCAGAACGGAGTTTGGCAACGGTCAAACCGACTGGTGTACCACCAACAGTCACTTGTTGAGTGGCTGTAGCGAACGAAGTGCTGGTTGTACCGTTTTCACCGGTTTTGGCTGTACCCAAAGCAGCGTCAACGATCAATTGATCCATTGCGCGACCCAGAGCGTAAGCACCGTTGATTGCGTATGGGCTGGTCGGATCGATCAGCATGCGCAATTTGTCTTGGTCGTCGATCAAGTCAGCCCACTCATAGTCAGTTGGGAAAACCCAACGAGCATCGTGAGGAGTCGAGATCAGGGGAGTGTCGCTATGACGGCTAGTGCGGGCTTGGGCAGTCACAGAGCCGATTTGCTCGACAGCTTTGGCAGCCTTGCCAGTATAGGAACCCACGGAAACAGCGTCACGCAGCTTAGAGCCGCGTTGCTGCAACAGCAAACCGACGTTAGTCGTGTATTGCTGCACAAATGCAGTAGAAATTTGGTCACTCATGGTGAATACTCCAAAAAAGTTGAATCAAAAATCGGGCGGTTGATTCGACTTATCCACCAATAGCGGGGCCGAGGTTTCCATTCGACTCGTGGCTGGTTGTCCCCTTGATAGAGGGCCGACCCGGTGGGCGTTTGGTTGGTGAGTCCGATAACTTCTCACCGATTTGCGCGGAGTCTAGCACATATTTTTCCAAATGTGTGCAAACTGTCACGATATGGTCAGGTTCCCCAAGTCCCACACGGGTGGCTTGGGGAAGCACAGCTTCAAGAATCCGCAAGCGGACTTCATGAATATCAACCATGCGCGAAGCCCATCAGGCGTTGCATTTTAGCAACAGCATCTTTGTTGCCGTTCAGATATTCGCCCATGAAGTTCTTGTCCATCTTCAAGTCGGCAATCTGTTGCGCTGCGGCAGCAGGTGTGAGACCGAAGGTGCTGTTGCCTGAGCGGTTACCATCGGCAAAACTGTCTTCACCCATCTTGGAACCGACAGCGGCAAACAGTTTCAGCATCTCAGCTGTACCCATCTTGCCCTCAAGAGCATTGAGTTTCTCAGCGTCATAACCCAAAGCAGCTACCGCGCGTTTGCCAGAATCGATCTGAGCTTCGTAGCCCTGACCCCACTCTTTCTGCAACGCTGCGATTTCCTGCTCGGAACTCTGAACTGCCGATTGCTGCATGGCTTGCATGCGCGAGGCGCTCATCTCATTCCAAGCATCAAACAATGTCGCGGCTTGCTTGTCGCTCAGACCGGTTTTGTGAGCATTCTGTTTGAACCACTCAGCCAGTTCGGGATCACCACCATCGGGCATCTTGATGCCGTATTTGTCTGGTGACTCTGGGCGGCCCAGTTTGTTGTAGAAATTGTCCAGTGCTGTTTGATCAGCATCGACACCGGGCAGCTCAAGCAGATTCTTGCTACCACCAGCAAACTTTTCCAAGTTGCGGTAGCTGCTCAAAATATCAGCAGGGCTTTGCCATCCTTTGTTGCCAACATATGCGCTGGTTTCTTCGTCAAAGCCAGCGTTCCATGGGGATGGATTGCCAGCACCGTTCGCAGCGCCAGCATTGGCACTACCGTTATCGCCCGTTGGGGCGGCAGCAGCTTCACTCATTAGGATATTCCTCGATTAAGGTGTACACATCCTCTTCGGTGAGTTGAAGGTGGGCCTGAATGCGACACCACACCTCTCGTCGACCTTCAAGGAGGTACGTTGCTTGGACATTGTTGATGTCTGCGGTGGGTATGTTGGCCCGGCAGAATCTCCGAAGGTCGGCCAAGACTTTACGGCCTTCTGGATTGTTGAACGCCGCCTTGTAGGCGCGGCGTCGAATTAGGGTCAGAGGATTGAATGACAATTATTGTCCCTGTAGCAGTTGATTTGCTTGAGCGGCGTCTTTCATAGCGCCAGCGATTGGCTGCATAGACTGAACCATCGCAGCATCTGACTCTGCTTGCGCACGCTGTGCGCGAATCTCTGCAACAGCATCTGGGCTGCGCAGGATAGGCGTTGGCACACCAGACACTTCTGCGGTCAATCGTGCGAGTTGGTCCTTGTCGAACACGTCCAGCACGCTTGGGTCCATCTGCGCAAACGGGGCCAACAGCTCCATTGTGCGCTGCACACCCACCAGCTCTTCAGCACGCTGCATGCGGCTCATTGGCGAGTCGTAGGTGATCTCGTAGTCACCACCAGCATCGATCAAGATCTGAGGCATGGGTGGCAATTTGCCATGGAATGCCAACAGGTCAAGCTCACGCTCGATCAGCGGACCAAGGGATTCTGATTGTTGGCGGCCCATGGTGGGAGTCAATAGCATACCCTTCTCCTGAGCACGAATCAACGCCTCAGTCGCGGTCATGCGTGGTGTGTCCACCAAGATTTGGAACAGGGTGACCAAGAAAGCATCATCGATGCTGTCGCGGCGCTGCTGCATCTTGTTTTCGTTGATGTCAACACGAGCACCAGTACCAAACGGTTGCATCATGGCCTGACCGTTGCGGTTCACACCACCCACGTTCAAACCACCAGGACGCATGTTCACGGTCATGGAGCCACCACCCAAGATGCCGTCATCATGCAACAAGATCGGGGGATCGATGAGCTTGTGGACCGCACGGATGTCGGTCTTGGCCATCTCATTGAGCATCTTGATGTCTGGCAGGGCCGACATCGCTGGCGAACGGCCGTAGACCTCGTCAGGGGCAGTCACATAACGACTGATGGAATATGGGAAGCTCGTGTAACCACCTTCTGGGGCCACCAACACACGGTCTTGGACCGAGATGTAGTAGGACGCATAGGGCTTACCGCGTGCGTCGGCACGGGTAGGGTCAAAGTCTTCGCGCGGCGCAACCACATGAACGAACGAGAAGGTCTGGGTTTGACTCTTCGGTTCTTGAAGCGCTTTCATGATGCGCTCGGGCAGGTTCTTCTCACCCCATTGCTGCGCAGCTTGGCGTGCGGTGAACTTGAACTCACGGTAAACCGTGTCGATCATGCCCTGATGATTCTCGAGGAAATAGGTATCGCGCAGGTTCACGCAGCGATAGCGCAGGCCCACGCCTGGCTGGAAATCGATGAACAGTGAACCAGTACCGAATGCGCCCACAGATGTCCAGCGTTCGCTGTTCTGGCCAGCAAAGTTGGCTTTGGGTGAGTAGCGGCTCGAGTACAAGATGTTGTTGACCTTGTAGAACCAGTCCTGCACTTCGAAGTTGCTGTTCAAACGCTCGTCAGTCGTGCGCAGGTTGTGCCACTTCTGTTGGCGCGGTGTGAGCATCGAGTCCATCACCGCAGCAAAGCGCTCAAGCGCGATCATTGGCTTGGAATCGAAGACCTTCTGGGTCTTTTTCTCACCGTCGGTGCGTGCACCGAGGAAACCCATTTGACGCGGCAGCACACGCTCCGCGATCTCTTCCCAATGCGTTTCCCAATTAGAGCGACTGCCCTTGATTGATTGGTAACGCTGCAAAATTTGTTCTACATCAGCCATTATTCGACCCATCCTATGAAGCCAGCCGTGATTGTCGCACCTTTGTCGCAGGTTGCAATGAAGCCAGCAATGTGGCCAGCGTTGACAGGCAGTGGCACGTTGAGTGACAACGTGCTCGAGTTGTCTTGCAGGCTTAGACCCGCTTGAGTGTAGACCAGACCTGTTTCTTGTTGGTTCAGACCATCGATCTGACTCGAACAGAACTCAAGCAGGGTCGATGTCGCAGCAGTACCGCTGCTCGAGCCACCGTACATCGAGCTGACATACAACGTCTTGTTGCGCGGCACACGATAGAACGACGAGTGGCTTGATCGTTGACCTGCGCTCATCTGAGCGTATGTGTTGCCACCATTGGTCACTGTGATGTTGCCAGCGGCCACTCCACCATTGCCAGCAGTGGCCATGTGAACAGCGTAGACCCAGCGCACATCGGTGGCCAGCATCGTTACAGGTGTCAACCCGTTCATTGTGACCA